AGCAAAAGCAATCCTTCTGCAGTACAAATTTCTGATAAAACAAAATCGGGTTTTGGGCCTGGTAGAGGATTATTTCAATTTGAAATAGGAAAAGGACAAGGAGCAAATACAGCAATAAATAGATTAATAGCACAAAATCAAGGAGTTGTACCATCATTTCTTGAAGGAATAGATAAATCTAATTATGATGTAAGCTCATTAAGTCCTGAACAACAACAATCAATATTTTTAGGCAATTTATTACAAATGCCAAATGTTGAAGGTAAAATGCCCGCATCTTTTATGGGTGTAGATACAGACGAAGAACTAGCTGATTATTGGGCACAACATCATCATGCAGGAACAAAAGTTGGTAGTGATGATTATGGTAAAATGGTAAATAAATTTTTAAGCGATATTGCTTTATATGGAGGGTAATAATGAAAAAAACTTGAGTTGATGTGTGGGCATCGGAGATACCCGTTAATGATGGAAAAGCTAGAAGAATGAAATTTGCTAAAGGTGGTAAAACACCTGCATGGCAACGTAGTGAAGGTAAAGACCCAAAAGGTGGTTTAAATCAAAAAGGTGTTGAATCATATAGAAGAGAAAATCCTGGTTCTAAATTACAAACTGCTGTAACTACTAAACCATCAAAACTTAAAAAAGGCAGTAAATCTGCAAAACGTAGAAAATCTTTTTGTGCTAGAATGAAAGGTATGCGTAAAAGACAAAAACCTAGTAATAATACAGGTAAAGATAGATTGTCGTTGTCGTTAAAAAAATGGAATTGTTAATAATTGGCTAATTTAAATTTAAATGGTGATGTTTCGCAAAATGAAAAAATACTGGAGATGGCATATAACGACCTTATTGTTTTTGGTAAATTATTTTCTCCACAAGATTTCTTAGCGTCAGCAACACCAGATTTTCATGTTTCTGTAGCAAAATTGTTATTGAATAGAGATATTCAGCAATTGGCACTTGTTATGCCTCGTGACCACGCAAAGTCAACCTTAGCAGCATGTGCTGTATTACATAGGTTTTTATTTGCGAAAAAAGAAAGCCCAGAATTTATCGCTTGGGTTGGCGAGGCACAAGACCAGGCTATTGATAACCTTAACTGGATATCCACGCATATATACGAAAATCCTGCAATACATTACTATTTTGGTGATTTGCAAGGAGATAAGTGGACTAAAAACGAAATTGTATTAAAAAATAACTGTAGAATGATTGCTAAAGGTGCTTCTCAAAGATTGAGGGGTAAAAAACAATTATCTACAAGATATACTGGAATAATACTAGATGACTTTGAATCAGAGTTAAATACAAAAACACCTGAAGCAAGACAACAAATTAAAAACTGGGTAACTGCTGCAGTATATCCAGCGATTGATTTTGATAAAGGTGGATTCTTATGGTGTAATGGAACAATAGTACATTATGATTCATTTCTTAATGGACTTGTAAGAAATTACCAAGCATCACAAAAAACAGGCGAGGATTACTCGTGGACTATTGAAACGCATAAAGCAATAAAAGATGACGGTACTCCTCTATGGCCTTCTAGATGGCCTATGAAAAAAATTGAGGAAAGGAAACAGTTTTACATTGATTCTGGAACTCCTAGTAAGTTTTATCAAGAATATATGAATCAGGCTAAATCTCCTGAAGACCAAATATTTAGTGAAGAAGATATAACAGAAAATTTTTATAAAGGCAAAGTTAGGTTCGATGAAGCATGTGAATCTTGGTATATTAAACTGGATGATGGGAGGACTGAATATGTCAATATTTACATGGGTGTTGACCCTGCTTCGACACTTAGTGCTAGGAACGATTATAGCGTCATCATGGTTATTGGTGTTACTGCTGAATACGATTATTATGTTATCGAATATTGGAGAAAGCGAGTATTACCGATGGACTGTGCCGACCAAATATTTAAAATTGCAGAACGATACAAAAAAATTAAAAGAATAAACATTGAAACAATATCATATCAAGAAATGCTTAGGGATTATGTATACAAACGAAGCAAAAGAGAAGGAAAGTTTTTGCCTGGTATAGAAAAAGGTATTAAAGGATATGGTAATCAAAAAAAGAAAGATAGGCTGTTTGAAGGTTTGCAGCCCATGTTTAGAGCTGGTGCTGTGCATTTAAAGAAAGATATGCATGAATTTATTGGTGAATTGCTTGATTTTCCAAAAGGAAGCCATGATGATACTATTGATGCATTTTGGCTATCAACGCAATATGCTAAAGGGAATAAAAAAGCTGGCACTATAAAAAAAGAAAAACATGGAGATTCATATAAAAAACCTAGAAAACGATACAATTGGATAACAGGAGCAAGGTATTGATTTATATTATAAATATATCTTATATTAACAGTTATGATTAAGGCTACAAAACAAGTACAAGAGATAAGAGAATTATGGAGACGTTGGTCTGATGCTCGTAAAGAGTGGGAGACACATGCAAGAGAAGATATTGATTTTTATTTAGGCAATCATTTTAGCGAAGCAGAACAAGAAGAATTAGAATCACGAAATCAAACAAGTGTCCCTATGGACAGATTGTATTCTGCTATAGAACAGTTTAAAGCAATAATTACATCTAAACCTCCAAAGTTTTCAGCAGCAGGTAGAGAAGATTCAGATAATGATTTAGCAAATGTATGGAAAGGTATACTTGAATATATATGGAGCATATCTGATGGGAACGAAACATTTAAACAAGTTGTTCACGATTATACAATAACAGGTCTTGGTTATTTTTATGCATATGTTGATAGAGAAGCTGATTATGGTAGAGGTGAAGTTAAGTTTAGCTATGTAGACCCTTTTCGAGTATGCGTAGACCCTAATGCTAGAAGCAGGTATTTTGATGATGCTACAGGTATGATGCTATCAACAATATTTACAAAATTTCAATTATTAGATTTATATCCTCAATTAAAAGAAGTTAATGAAGAAAATGGAAAAATGTTAATTGATGAAATTGAAGGATATTATGAAGACGAAACATATCCTGGAGCTATGAATGCAAGAACTAAAGGTTCTTTTACTCCTGATGTTGTTAAAGACTATGACCATGGAGAAGGCTCACAAAAATATCAACTTATAGAATATTTTTCAAAAACTAAAGTTCCTTATTACAGAATTGTGAGTATGCAAGATGGTAGTGAGAGAATATTAGATGAAGCTAATATGCGTAAGTTTATGGAAAATGATAAAGTTATTGAAGCTGCTAAAAACGGACTTATTGATGTTGTTGAAGTTATGCAAACAAGAATTAAAATTACATGCACATTAGGACAAATTGTATTATATGAATATGTTTTAAATACGGACAAATATCCGATTGTGCCAGTTCCAAACATATGGACAAATACTCCATATCCAATGAGTGATGTTAGAAAAAACAAAGATTTTCAAAAATATTTAAATAAAGTAATGTCACTTATTACGTCACATGCACAATCATCTGCTGGTTTAAAATTACTTATACCGCAAGGAAGTGTTGATGATATTGAAGAATTAGAAAGAGATTGGGCTAATCCTAATGCAACAATTGAATATGACCCGTCAATGGGTGAACCGCATTTTCCGCAACCTTCTCCTTTATCTAATTCAATATTAAATTTACCACCTATGATTGAAAAATATATTGATTTAAATATGGGTATATTTGAAATGATGCAAGGAAATGCAGAAGCTGCACCACAAACATCGTCAGCAACAATGATGATGGAAGATTTTGGTCAGAGACGTAGTAAGTCTAAATTAAGAGATATTGAAGGAAGTTTAAAAAGATTAGGCAGAGTTATATACAATCTTGCAAAAGAACATTACACATATAAGAAAACATTTAGAATAGTTCAGCCAAATAATGATATGTCTGAGTACATGGTTAATTTTTATGATGATAAATCACAAGCAATTGGTGAGCTGCATAATGATTTAACTATTGGTCAATATGATGTTAATATTATTGGTAACTCAACAATGCCATCAAATAGATGGGGCGAATGGTCAATATACATGGAAGCATTTAAAATGGGTCTTATTGATAGAACAGAAGCATTAATGAAAACTGATATATTTGATAAAGAAGGCGTATTACAAAGAATGGATATTGTTCAGCAATTACAACAACAATTAGCTTCTGCAGAACAACAAATTAAGAATTTATCTGGCGATTTACAAACAGCTCACAGAGAGTCAATATCAGCTAGAAAAAGAACTGAAGTGGAGAAATTTAAAACTACACTTAAAGAAAATGAATTAAACACACAGGCTGCTAATAAGAATGCAGTCAATCAACTAACCAATGTGGTTAAACTCGAATCAGAGAAATTACGTTTACGTGGTCAAGCTCAACAAAAAGCCGAGAAATCACAACAAGGAGAAGAATAATGAATAACGCATTAGAAAATGAAAATCTTGATAATCAAGGTGAAATCAATGATAATGTAGGGCAAGATGAAGGTGAACAACAGCAAGAGAGTTCTAACGATTGGCAATCACAAGCAAAGTATTTTCAATCAGAAAAGGATAAACTGTATGCTGAAAATCAAAGTCTAAAGAAATACGAACAAGTTGGTAAGTTTTTGGAGTCACGACCAGATGTTGTTGAAGGCATCAAAAATATGGTTCAAGGTGGCCAACCGCAAGCTGAACAACAAGTAACTTTAGATAAAGATGAGTTCGACCCTTGGGAAGCCTATAATGACCCATCGTCTAAATCGTATCAGTTTCGACAACAGGAACTACAACAGGCTATAAATCAAGGCGTTAATCAACAAATGCAAGGATTACAAAAGCAAGTAGGTGTAAATCAATTAAAATCTGAACTTAGTCAAAAAGGACTAAATGATAGTGAGATTGAATCATTTATACAATTTGCTGAAAAAAATCCTGCTGAGTATGGTGTTGATGGTGCTATTAATATGTGGCGTGCTGTAACTAATCCTGAAGCTGCTAATAATGAAAGTCCTCTTGATAGTATTCGTCAAAATCAGGCGGTTCCTCAACAAGCTGGTGTTTTAAATGGTGAGCAACCTACTAGAAAAAGCGAAACAGATGAAATGTGGGACGGTATTATAAAAGCAGGAGCTCGAAGCAATGTATTGTAAATAATAGTAAAATAACAAGGAGAAATAATGGCTACTTATAATGGTGGACAAGTAAAATTTGGAACTCCTGGTGGCAATACAGTAGATAGTGCTAATTTAAGTACAAGAAGACTGTATGACTTTAGCGACAGGGTCGCTGATTTATCCCCAGAAGAATCTCCATTTTTTGTATATTTGTCAAAAGTAGGTAAAGTCCCAACATCTGATTCACAATTTCGTTTCTTAGAAGACAGAACAAAAGTTGCAATGACTGATAGAAGCTTTTTATTAAAAGGCGGAATCACATTAGCTGCAGCTGGAAGTTCAGATTCTGTTATCTTTGATACAGCAGGTGGAGATGGTGTTGATTGGTTGATACCAGGAATGGTTGTT